GCAATCTTCACATGCTCCATAATGTGCTTCTGCAAGGCCATAGCAAGAGCAGGATTAGCCGAAGCCATAGGCGTTGAACCAAACACCATGTGAGCCATAATATGCGCCTCGTGCTCCTGACCCTCAAACGCCTGCAACGGCACCATGTCCATTGAGTCGATGTTCTCCTGCGCCGGATCCTTTGGCGTAGGCTCCTCATCAGGAATACGCTTCATAATCCTGTCTATGTCCTTCACGCCCAACGCCTCGTACATGTCCTTGTACACTTCGTACATGTTGTGCATCTCAGGGGCCGCACCAGCTAACTGCATCTTGGTCTGAGCCAAAGCAATACGCTGCGCTTGGCTGAACATATTCGGGTCAGATACAGGAACTACGTCGATCTTGTCGTCAAAATCGCTCGCCATAATGGCCGACTCTGCGCCCTCTACAGAATACGGATACTCTTGGGGCAGACTTTCAGACATAACCCGCGCCAGCATCTTGAACTCTATACGCATGGCATAGTGCAACCGCTTGTGGACCGCGCTCATTACACGAGAGCCCTGCTCCAGCATCGCAATAGTCGTACCAACAGCCGCCTGCTGGTTACCGTCGCCAACCTTCATATCCGTAATGGTCGCAAACCGCTGACCAGCCTGAACCACAAAACCAAGCAGGTTAAACAGGGTCTGGTCGGGCCCCTTGAACGGTAAAGGCATCAAACTGTCCCGAATAGCACCGCCCGGAGCGTCTACATCCCTAAATTCACCGGGCTGCAACGGGTCATCGTCGTCCCTGATCCGTAGTCCGCGGGCCTTGAAGCCTGCGGGAAGGTTAGAAAGCGTTCCAGCGTCGATCAACTGACGAAGTGCAGCCGTAGCCGTGCGTGACAGGCCACCAATCGTGTGAATAAGGCCCAAACCATAGAAACCAAAGCCCGGAAGGAACTTATAATGCACAAAATACTGTATTTTCTTCCTGTCTTCGTCATCCTCAAGGTAATTACGACGAACTGACAGTATCTGGCCGTTGTCCTGACTGATTGTTACTACATATGGTATCTTAATACCTGTAGGCTCGCCGTCTTCGTCCTCATCCTCGTACCCCTCAAGGTCCAAATCAACGTGACACTCCAAAATGGTGCAGTCATAGTCGATCTGAGAGGGTGTAACACCGTCAATACGCTGTATTTCGTCGCTCACGGACCCAGAATCGCCTTGTGAGGGCAGTACGGGTATGTCCAGATAGAACCCAGACACCTGTTTCTTGCGAAGATCGTTCAACGACATACGAAGAACCTGCGTTATGTTAGGGCAAGTCTCCAAATCTGATGTCTCATAGGGTACAACAAGGTGTTCAGCCGGTATAAACTTGCTTACCGCCCGCCCTCTCGTTTCGTCATAGTAAACTTTCTTGAACGTAGAGCCCGCCAACGGCAGGAAAAACAGCATTTGATCCAGTTCAGGCGTATACTCCTCCATCACATTGGTGATGTAGTAGTTCATAAACTGCTTTACGCGGACGGCCTGTTGCTCTTTTTCTCTTGTTTCGGCTCCCAAGACAGTAGTTCGCACGGGACCCGAAGCTGGCAACAACTCGTTAAACGCTTGTGCTTGGAATTGTGTAGCAGCCTCTGCGAGCAGGGGATGCGTAACTCCGGAGGCTCCTCTGAACGGCTGTGCTCTCTCCTCGTAGGAGAAACCAAGAAGCTCCAAACCGTTGGCGTAAGCATCTTCCCACTCCTGTCTACCTGATTTGTTACTATCAAACTCCGACATCAACTCGCTAGCTATACGAGACAACTCACGGTCCGGTATCTCTTCGGCAAGGTTCATGTAGAAGTCGTCGCTGGCACCACGCTGGTCCTGTGGATCAAAATCAATGGTTACCCCGCCGTCATCATCGGGGGTCATCTCAATGTCCATGTTCTCCGCCATGCCCTCAAAGGCAACGACGTTGTCGTCCATGCTGCCCGGAATCTCAAGCTCTACCTCGGCGGCGAGATCCTCCATGTCCAACTGAGACGGGACGTTGTCCATCATTCCTACAATCGGTTTACGTGCCATTTAACGTCTCCTTTGGGGTTAACTTACCATAGGACGGGTCATATTCCTAGCTACCGGGGCTAGACTAGACACGCCCCGTGGTCCGCGGCCCGTGTTCCGCGCTACGTCTAGCAGGCTTACTATGCCGCCTTCTGCTTTATCGACTACCTTTAAACTTTTACGAACAAGCTCTTTTCTTGCGTCGTCTAGGCTAATCTCCCCCATCATAACTCTTCTTGCCGTCTCTGAATCAAAGTCTGGTATCCCCGGAGCCTTTTCAAAGTCGGGCTCATGGCCTCTGATATTAGAATCAGCGGGTATTCTTGTGCCCGTTGGTTTGTGAATCATGTCAAAAGCTGACATGAACCCTTTTACTTGGTCAGACCCCTCTGGTGCTGAGTTAGTAAAATCATATTTTGGGAACGTACCATCTTCCAATGTGAAAGGCGGCTGAGTATCGTCTCTTAGTTTTATGGGGGCGGTAGTTAAAGATGCTTGAAACTGATTAGGGTACACTTCCTCATAATCTACATCTCCGTACTCAAGTTCTTCACGGATGGCGTCGTCAATAGTATCCACAGCATCTGTTTCATCAACCACTATGTCAGTGTCAGCCGCTTCTCTTTTGCGAGTTGCAACAGGGGTTTCTTTTTTTAGCTCCGGATTTAAAAAGCGTTGTTGAACAACACGAGCTTCAATCTCTCCATATAAAGCTTCATACACATTTATAGCCCGACCCATCACATAGTCGCTATCACCCTCTACTCCTAGACGTTCTTTAAGAGAGTTATATATCGACATAAACTCTCCGCCACCCGGAGTGTTCTCAACCGCTTGAACCGCGTGTTGTATCTCGTGCAATAATGAAGATTGAAAATCACGAGCATTCGTAGCTTGCGCCATAGCTATGGTCGGCTTTCCACGAACACCATCATGCAAATAAAAACCACCAAGCTGCTTGGTTTCGCCCCCAACTTTTATGTTAGGAGCTTCCACGCCTACTACATAAACATCGCGAAGCTGGGGGTATTCCTTAAACAACTCCGGAAAATCAAAGACTTGACCTAATGTAGGGGTGTCGCCGAAACCTTTCTCCCCCCGCATAATCTTATCAACATCTCTCAGGTCATTTAAAAACAGGTCTTCTGCGTCCGGATCATACTCATATCTTTGAACGTCCGGTTTAAAACCAAACGAATTTTCGTTTTTAGAGTACAAGAAATCCCCTGTTTTTAAAGTAGACTTTTCAGTGTTAGGTATCTCATGCCGAAAGGCATCAACATCCATGCCTAAAACATCGCTATCAAAATAAGCCTGTGTTGCCCTGAATATTTCATCTTCATTTTTACCCATATTGCGAAGCTCTTTAGCTATCTTTTCTTTCGCAGGACCCGTTGTAGAGTTTCTACCCGCAAGAATTTCGGTAATCGACGTGTCTGGTAGAGTGTCGTCCGGTAGCGGCAACATCGAACCTTCCGGGGTTACCGCCTGCGCCCGAACATTCGGCAAAAACTGCATGAAATCTTCAATGCCGCCAGCAACTTTTGTAGCCCCTTTGGCCGTGAGCATCTCACCAAGACCCGCTACCCCACCAACTAACCGGGCATCGTCTCTAATCTTTTGTAATTCTTCTGTAGGAGCATCGCCAAAGACCCGTTGTCCAAGGGCCTCGGACCCCGCAACCTCTTGAGCCTGTTCTGCAAAAGGATTCAGATAAGACAGCAGAGCAGCTTTTGGAGACATGGAAAGAAGGCGGGGGTCTACCTGAGAAGCTATACTCGTAGCGGCTGCACCAAGGTCAACGACACTACCTACAAGATCCGTGGTTGCACCTTGAGCCAAACCCGTAAACGTCTCTCGCGTAGAACCGGGCTGGTTTACATCAAAACCCCGTGGTTGTGGACGTTCAGCCAATGTCACGCCCCAAGACACGGGACATCTGATCCACTACCTTCGGGTCCAATGTCGCCAAAACCTCACTAGCCGGGGTCTGTATACCAGCCTGCTTCAACAACTTGCCGCCTACCGCGTCATCCCGGTCATTCAGTTGAACCATCTGCCCATACTGAAACCCACGCTTCTTACCAAAGTTCTGACTCTGAATAGGACGCAAAGGATACTGCGGATCCGCTAAATCCTCATACATCAAAAGACCACCAATGCCGCGGTCCGCGGGCTCCGGAGGAGTAGTCTTACCAAGAGTCAACATGTCAAAGTCGTCAATCTCACCCTCCATCGTGCCAAAGTCCATAGGCAAATCAACGATGCCGCCTTCTTCTAAGTACATTTCCGAAGCTTTTTTAAAAAAGCTGTAAGGCGAAACACGGTCCGCGCTCTGCTCAAATTCCATCGCGAGCGGATCTAAGTCGCTGGGCCTCACAATCCGATACCCCTCCTCATCCGCCGCCGGGACCATCTCACCGTCTCTTGAGAAATATCCCAGACCCTCTTCATCAAACGAGGGCCGTGTTGCGCGGTATACGGCTGCTGGATCAGACGAGCCAAGCATGAACTCATTCATGGATGTCAATTCCGGTGAGCCCGCCCCCAAGTCTACAACAGTATCAGCCATCTAACCCCCTAATAGTACGCCCGTATCTGGCTGTACTGTTCCTCATCATCCCAATCGTCTGTAGGCAGTTGCACAAAGTTACCCTGCCGGTAGCGC